TATATCTTTAATACAACTATCTATTGTAGTATTATAATCACCTACTATAACATCTGGTATATTACCAGTTGCCCACGGAACAGAATCTATATCTACACCTAAATCTTTACTGAAACTAAATAAGCCATTAAACTCTGGATTTGGATATATAATAGAGTTATAATTATCATCATATTTATTACCTATATGAGATAAAAATCTTTTAATAGATTCCATATCAGTATTTATATGACCATCAATAAATTCATCAGAATGTAGTATATGAACTAAACCCATATATTGTAATAATTTTGCTGCATCTGACTCATATTTACCATGCACTAAATCAACACTTATATCTTTATCCTGTAAAGCTTTAAGCAAAGGTATTGCATGAAACATATCTCCAACTCTTGTACCACCATATTTTAATAATACTTTATTCATATAATTTATTTCCCCTCTATTATGCCCAACTTTTTCTTGTTTTTTTAGATATCTTTTTAGAAACTTGTTCAAAAACAGCATTAATACCTTTTGTTACCTCTTTATTAGCTTTTTTTTCTGCTTCTGGCATTGATTTTTGAAAAAAGTCTCTAGCTACCATCTTTTTAGTTCCATAAATAATATCATCTATATACGGAACTGCTTGTTTCATAACACCAACAAAACTTTCAGTTATACCATGCTTAACAGATTTTGGTGGTATTATAACAATATTTTCATAAAGAGTACCTGATTGTTTATGTACAAACCACTTTGTATGTCCTAATGTACCTCTTCTTTTTCCTTCTCTATATAGTCCTTCAGTAGCTGGTCTGTCTTTTTGTTTTTTTGTCCATTGTTTTGTACCTGTTAGACTTTTACTCTTAGCATAAGGATGTCCCATTTGTTTAAGATCTGATAATGAATGATCTGTCAATGATGCATTTTTTCTTACTTCTTTATAAAATATCTTATTAAATTCATTAACCATCTTTGTTGGAAATGCTTTTTTCTTCTTACCTGAAGAAAATTCATCCATCATAACATACATAAAATTATTTAAATTATTTGCCAACTTTGCATATTCTTTCTGGTAACCTTTAGTTGATTTTTCTATAGGTTCTTCTTTACCAAATATACTAGATTTAGCCATAATTTTTTTCCTATACTAAACCTTCAAGGTGCCCTTGAGCAACTTGAGATTTATCACCTACCATATCATTAATAATATGTATATTTTCACCACATAATCTATGAAATGGATGTTCTGGTCTTAAAGTATTAACAACTTTATCAAAATATACTATAGCTTTATTAAGATATAAATACCCTAAATCTTTATTACATTGATAAAATTTATTATCTAATTCAGATGCCTGTAATAGATTTTCTTCAGCTTTATCAACAAAACCTTCTTCAAGATAATGTATTGCAATAGCATACCTAGGTCTTGGATCTTTTGGAAAATCTTCTATCTGTTTTTGATTCATCTTGAAGTAATTCTGCATTTTAGTTTTAAGGTCTTGTTCTGATTTTAGATAACCAAAATGGAATATTTTCATGGGAGCTCTACCAACATTAATATGTCCATTAGAATTAATAGTTTCATGAACATAACCAGTATATTCAAATCCACAATGCCTCTTAAATAACCTTATTGTTTCAGATAAAGAATACTTATTATCCCTCAGTAAATTATTTACATAAAACATATAAGCATCTAAATCAGTATCCAACATTCTTCTTAATGTAACTATATCTTCAAAATGTTCATCTATATCCATATGAAGAATCCATGTTGAACTTGAATTTTTTAATGCTTCATTTCTTGCATCTGAAAACGAATCATTCCATTCTTTTTGTATAACTTTACAATCAAATAACTCTGCTAAATATATACTATTATCTGTAGAACCTGTATCCACTATTATAGTTTCATCTAAAAATGGTGTATATGATCTTAAAAAATCAAATAAAGATGATTCTTCATTTCTCATAATAGTACACAGACTAATAGTACTATCTTCCTTCCAATCTCTTAATATAAGAGGATTTTCTCTTATTAAATGACTATAATCCTTATGACCTATAAGAAGAGGATTTTTATCAGTATCCATCTTCTCATACCACTCATATTTTCTCTGTCTTTGTTCTGGATGTACATACCCATAATGTTTTATTCTAATAGAAGATGTCCTAGATAAATCTCCTGGTGTAAAAGGTATATTACCAACATGAAAAGTACTTTTAGAACCTAAAAATATATGAGGATCACCTGTTAACCTAACTAACCTATTACCGTGCATATTTTTCCATACATCACCTGCATTATAATGTTCTTCATCATTCCAAAATGTATAATAATGTACAGCATAAGCCTGACACATTGGATCTGGTGTATTAATTAATTTTTCTATATATTTTCTATTTACTTTATCTTCAACAACTTCATCAGCATCTAAAGAAAATACCCAATCCATCTTAGCATCTTTAGCCATTATAAGAAGTTCATTCCTATCACGTCTTTCATCAAAACTTCTATCATGTTGTTTTAATGTTATTTTACAAAGTAATTCTATTTCTTTTAATGAACCATCTTCTGTATTTATAGATATTTTATTTAATTCTTGCTTTATCTTCATAGGTGAAGCATCATCAAGAATAAATATATGATCTGCAAATGTAGAACTTTTTTCTAGTGATCTAAGAAATATTTCTATATCATAATTATTTCTTAATTTAACTCTATAAATTATACCTAAAGTTTGTTTATGTGTCTTTCTATATTCATATTTCTTTAATAAGTCAATTACATGTGCAGTGCCTCTTTTTAACTCTGGTATTCTATCTATAGTTCTTGAACCATAATGAAATACAAAAATATCTTTACATACTACAGTAACAAATCCAGCTTCATAAGCCCTAACACAAAAATCTAAATCTTCACAACCTGCAAAAAACCTTTCATCAAATAAACCTATCTTATCAAATACTTCCTTATTTACAAATAAACATAATCCTGATACTATACCAACAGGTATTACTTGTCTATATTTATCTGTATATATTTGTTTTGCAGTTATTTCAAATAATTTCCTATCATCACACTTTTCTTGCTGTACATTCATACCCACATAATTAGACATAGGAGCTGCTATAGATGCAGGTTTCGTACCAGAAATTCTTTCATATTCTTTACAATCAGCACTAAACTTCTTTAAAAAATTAACTGGAACTAAGGCATCATCATTAAGTATAACTATCCACTCACCCTTAGCTATCTTAATACCCATATTTATGGCTTTACCAAAACCTAAATTTTCAGTATTATGAATAGATACAATATCTGAATTATCCTTTAAATATGCTTCAGTATTATCTATAGAAGCATTATTAACTACTATAATTTCTGTTTCTGTTGAATCTGATCCTTCTTTAACATAAGACAACGTTTCTAATAAATGATTAAAATTTGAACTTGTTGGTATTATTATACTATATTTAATACTATCCACCTCCACCTTCCTTTCATAAAATAAATATTTATTTTGTGCACAGATATTTTGCACAGATATTTTGCACAGATATTTTGCACAGATATTTTTAACTATTATAATAGTTTACTATGTACCAGATAATTCACCCAACTCAATTTCTTGGTGATCAATATTTCCGTAAATATCAGACGGATAATTAATACTTATAACTTCAAATGTTCTACCTATTACTCTAATATAATCTTTAACAGTTGCAGGAACGCTATATAAAGTAAATAATATGGGTGATGTACTAATTTCTATACCAGAAAAACCATGTGTAAAATCTCTTTCTCTCCTACTAATTCTACCTTTATATGTACCTTGTATTGATCTAAATTCTATAGGTGCTCCAGCATTTGTACTTAAGAATATATCTATTGTACCAATTGTAGACTCATCTGTCAAATTAATTAATGATATTGTTGATATTGAAGTAAAAGTATTTAATGTAATTAATTCACCATTATTTGGAAATGTCAAAGATTCTATTGCACTACCATGTAATGTAACTGTACCAGAACCTGTACTAAATCCTGCTAATCTAACACCTAAATTATTTTCATCAAAAGTTAGAGGAACTGAATTTGTTTGTCCTAGTGAACTTAATGTGGTAAGACCAGATGTAATGGTCTCTAGTGTAAATGAATCAGTAAAAAACCTATTTATTATAGTCATATCATTTGATTATATAAAGGGGATTTTCTTGCAAAATTAATATCACGATACTCAATTAAAGTATTTAATATTTCTTTCATATCGGTCTGAAAGGAAGAGCTTGCTGTCATAGAGAAATCCCCAATACGCATAGATTTAAGCCCTATAGTTTTTCTTCTACTCCAAAATAGATTAACTATTTCCATACAGGCTGTTTTAACTATATCAGGTGGATTTTGACCATAAGATACACTTAAACTAAAATCACCTGTGAATCTATTATCCAATACTAATATACCCACATCATCTATGCTTTTATAGTCAACACCAGATTCTATACTAGATATACCAACTAAAGGAAATTTTTTTAAGACAACTATATCCATATCTGCAACATTATACTGTGTTTCATCTACACCATATTCAACTTCAAATGTATACCCTATAAATTCATCTATTTTTTTAGATGCAGATGCAACAAAAGTACCAAGTAACGTATCATCATCCGTACCAGATATATCTAAATAAGATTTTACTTCAGCTACAGTAGCATAATTTGCCATTATTATCTCCAATAAATCCTATAAATATCAAAATGATATGTATATATAATTACTTCAGTATGTTCTTTTCAATTTTATGACCTATACCAACAATACCAAAACCCCCAGCTACAACTCCAACTATTTTAGCTATATCAGGATAACCTAAACTAACTAATGCTGCTGTTGCTGCTGCTAATCCAGCAGCTGCCCATGTTTTCCAACCCTTCATCATAACTATTTCTCCTTATTTAAAATTTTATTTTTCTTTTTCTGTATCTACAACAGTATACCCAAATTTTCTTAAACGTTCAGCAGTATTTGGATTATCACAGAATCCTTTACCTTTTTCTATTCGTACAACTTCATCATATGTATTTTCTAGAAAAGAATCCACATCACTCCAAATGACTGGACATCTAACTTCAAATCTTTTTTTCTTCATATGGTTTCCTTAAATTATACTACTTTTCTTTTTCAACAGTTGCTGATGCTTTGTCTGTGGTAGCTTCATCTACTTTTAAATCTAATCCTGAAAGACTACAACCAGCTAAAAATAAAATTGTAGCACAAATAATAATTAATTTTTTCATTATAAATTCTCCAATTATAACTATAAAAATGTAGAGAGAAACCAACATTAAATATTTAATGTTGGTTTCCCCCATTTTAAAACTAGAACTTTGTTACTACGCATTAATACCTTCTAATGTTGCATGATGGACTGTAGATGCCATAACAAAAGCTTCATCAGAATAGATGTCAAATTCATCATACTGTGAACTATTTTTACTCAAAGGAGTAACTGAAACATCATTCATATAACCAACCCAGAACTCATTAGTGTCTACAACAAATATATTTGTAGTATCACCAGTAGCACCCAATTGATTTGTACCATCCCAATAGTAAGTATTTAATACATTAGTAGAAGCATAGACAGGTATATCATCATATGCCATAACTCTAAAACCACCCTTTACTTCTACAGAATCAATAAATCTTTGCTGACTCTGCAATAAGGCATTAATTTTTCTCCTACCAGATTTAGAAGTTGCTATTACATCAGGTGCACCAGCACATGCGTCAATAGTCTCATCTAACTTAGCCACAGTAAGAGCACTTCCACCAAGAGTAGTACCTTGAGCAATTCTTTGACTACCTGTAATTAAAGTATTCAAACCATCAGGCTGATTACTATTGGAAGTATTATTACCATAGAACATGGCAGTTTCTTCCATATCTTTGAATGCTCTACCTCTTGCTTCAATTTCTTCTGCAACTAAATCTTTATAACTTCTACCAGCATCCTTTGCAAATCTAGTTACCTTACCTCTTGCGAGAAGAGTTCTAAATTGAAAGGTTACCCTAGAATATGCTCCGCGATCTGTATCTGGTTCTGCTGTATCAGCTATCCATTGTGCAACTGTATTTCCAGCAGCAGCACTCCTTCTATTTAACAACCAAGAATCAGAATTTCTCTGTTTTCTAGGTATGTTCTGCCTAAGAGGATTTTTATACTCTATAATTTCTGATATCACCTTGTCAACTTCTGGTTGAATAAGAACACCAGATGTACCAGCATAATCAAGAGACCTCTTAATCTCTGTTTGCCAATTTTTTTCACTCATAATTATCTCTCCTTAAATGAATTTTACTTACTGCTTTCTTCAGCTTCAACTAATTCTTCTTCAGCTAAATCAAACATATACCTTAATTTATCACCTGGATTATCCATCTTACTCATCTTTTCAGATCTTGCAAGGTTTTTATCCTCTGACGTTAATTTTCTATTATCTTCCTTATGTTCCTCTGAACCTACACCTTTTCTTATTGGAAGCGTATCTTTAACTAAAGTAGATAAAGAGTCTAATGATCTTTGAAGTTCAGATATTTTATTATCTTCTTCTTCTTTAGCTTTAGCGACTTCTTCATCATTTTCTTCTTTAGCCCTAGTCACTTCTTCTACTTCTTCTTTAGCTTTAGCAACTTCCTCTTTAACTTCTTCTACTTCTTCTTTAGCTTCATCTTTAGCTTTAGCAACTTCTTCATCAGCTTTAGCTTTAGCTACTTCAGAAACAGATTTAGCAAATGCTTCAAGAGTTTCTTTTAGCTCATTAAAACTTGTAGACAAACACTCAGTCATAGCTTTCTTTACATCATCTATACTAATACCTGAAGTATCTACTTTTCCACGAGCTTCTTCATCTGTTTTTACTTTATTCTCTAATTCTAAAGATGTTTTAAGAAAATCAAGTGCACTTCTAAGTGCATTAATTTGAATTTCTTTATCTTCAGTACTTAAAGCATCTTCTACAGATGAAATAAGAATTTCAATTTGATGAACATCTTTTTTTATGTTATCATCTTTACTTTTCTTTACCTTCTTTTCCTTAGTAGACATACTATTCTCCTTATTAAATTGTTTACCTAACGACTTTTCAACATACCATGCTAACGTTCTAGAAGATGGATCTGCTGGAACTGTTACCAAAGATGTTTCAAATAACCTTATTTGGTTTACATATTGAACTACTTTATCTAAACCCTTAATAAATTTCTCTGTAAAATCTAAAGCAGTGCCACTTACGCTAAATTTATTAAGAACACCTTCTTTGATTTTCTGCCAAATATCTGGAACTGTTTTAGAAATTAGAGCTTTTATCCATAAAGCCCTTTCTTCAGGTACATATTTAACTTCTAATATTTTACCTATTTCTTTATCCCTGTCGTGATTATATAAAAGAGTTGTATACTTTTTAAGATCATTTTCAGCACCGATTAAAGCACTTTCTGATATATATAAATCATCAACATCTAAATCTGCAGTTGTTGCAATACCTTCTATTATATTCTTACCATCTTCTTCTGCATATCTTTTTATTTCCAATAAAGAACTAAAATCAACCCCTTTGATATTACCAATACTACCTAACTTTTCCTGTTTAGAAATTTCCTTTTTTGAATCATCTCCACTATCTTCCATACTTCTATCTAGTTCTACTAAATAGTTTCTACCCCTAGCTTCAAATTCTTTTACAATTTCAGCATATTTCTTTTCTAAATCAGATTTACTAAATCCGTAAACAGGTTTACCAGTTCTTACAACTATTTCATAAAAGGATTTAACTATTGACTCTCTAAAAAGTAGATCTTCATCACTTAAAGTACTAAGTTCAATATTTGTACTTAAATCAAATGTTTCAGGTCTATCATCAATACCTTCTTCCTTTGAAAAACTTTTCTTTATTCCCATAATTATTTCCTCTTTCTTTTGTTTTAAACCTTTTTCGGTTCTACTGAAATATTCATATATTCCAGAATTTCTTTCATACCCAAACCTTTCATACAATATTTATAAAGTTTTGGGTGTGTTTTATACATAATTTGAAATTTATTTTCAACAGGTGGTTTATCTAAATGTGCTCCAAATGCACAAAATACACAACCAGTTCTACTAAATCCTTTATCGTAAATTTTAGAATACGATAATTTTTCTTGTCTTATGTATTCCCATATATCTTCACCTAACCAAAACATTAAAGGTCTAGACTGTTTACCATTAGGTTTATTACAACCATCTTTTGCATAACTTTGTTGTCTTAAAAGAGATTCTTCTGCCATAACACCAATAAAAGGTAATTTACCATTTTTCTCATAAATCTTAAAAGGTCTTTTTTTCATAACCTCACAACATTTATCAGATATTTTAAATGGGGCATCAATTAAATATTGCCATTTCTTACTAATTACCCCAGACCTATTACCATTTATACCATGTAAACGTCTTTCTATACCATCTTCACAAACACCACGTTGAATTTCACCTATAAATTGAGCCTGTTCTTTAGAAACAACTGGATACCCATATCTTTCTAATACCATCTTAAACTTCATCTTAGGTTTAATCCATTCAATATTAGGAACAGTCTTTACAAACTCTCTTATTTCAGGAAATTCTAATCCTGTATCACAAAATATACCTTGTATATCTGGATATAAAGACCTTACTAAATGTAATAAAACTGTACTATCTTTACCACCAGAAAAAGCTACATAAACTTTACCATGACGTTTCTTATAGTATTCACTTATCCTCACCTTTGACATAGCCACCTTTAAATCAAGAGGATATCTTTGTCTTGTCCTTAATGCATTAACACCATTACTCATGAATTAATTTTTATCCAATCATGTCTATATTGCCATGTTTAAATACATCATTTTGTTCTTTATCATGTTCTTTTTGTCTATCATCCCATGCTTGAAGTATATGTATTATCATATCTATTCTACTATGATTACATGTACCAATTACTTTAGTACACACTGGGCAATATATATTTTTATACATTAGGTTTCTTTTTAGGTTTCTTTTCTGGTTTCTTTTCTGGTTTTTCAATTTCATTAACATTATCTGTTACATCATCACTACTTTCATCAGATATATTATTATCTTCTAATGCTGTAGGTTCTGTATTAGATATTTCATTATTAGAAATACCAGTAGGAACACCACCATCATCATCTAATACAAGATATTGATTTCCTACCCTTACAGCCAATCTATCACCACCAGGAACTGGATCAAAATTTAATGCTTTTCTTGCTTCATTTTTAGTTATAATACCTGCATCAGACATCTCACGAGCTGTACTTGCATCAACTACAGGTTCTAATACAAAACTTAATTTTGCATTAGGTGATATTTCACTAATTAATTCTTTATTTAATTTATTTGCAATTAAATTAACAAGAGGTCTAAATAATTTAGATCTTCCAGTTTTATATAACCTATCTACTGTGGCACGTGTTAAACCTTGAGCATCACCTAAATCAGCTGAACTAACACCAAAATTCTTATTTACCGTTTGTTCTATTATCAATGTAAGCTCTGCTAATTGCATCTCTCTAAAAGGTCTAGTGAATGATACCCAACCAGCACTCCCAACATTATCTATAACATTAATTCTCTTTTTACCAGACTCACCACGATTAGCCTCAAATTGAGCTTTTGCTCTTTCATAGGCTTTTCTACCTATTGTTTCTAAATGTAAAATACCAGGTGGTATTTCATCATCAACAAAATATTTAGCTATAGATTTAGAAGAGAACATTAATGCTGATACTTCATCTATAATAGTTTCTATTATTGGAGTACCATAACTAGAATAGCTTCTAGGAAACTGTCTAACCCAAATTAAATCATCTACATCATGAGATATAGATGATTTCACTCTACCTGCTCTATCAACTAAATCCTGTTTAAAATAGCATATATAAGAACGCGAAGAATCTAGCATAGGTCTAAATTGTGAAGCATCTCTTACATAAATCTCTACTATATCACCATTTATATTTCTTACTTTTTCAATAATAGCTTGATCTAATACTAATAGATCAATAAGAAATGAATGAAATAAAGTTGGCCAAGTTTCTTTTGATATATTAGGTCTATTTATAAAATCTTCTACTCTAGCTTTACCACGACCATCTATTTTTATAGGTAAATGTGCTATTTCTTTAACTATACTATCAATAGCTGGTCTTACATGAGAAGATCTACGATATATTTCTCTTAAAGTATCAAAAGATAACAAAGAATCCCTTTTTATATCACTAGGGGAATATGTCCAAGATTCTGAACTAGTTGAATGATCATCTCTCCATCCACGTTGAAC